GAGATATTCCTATATATTTTTTCTTATATGAATTTATATCGACCATATTCTTAAAATCATTAAGAATCTTTGCGTTTCCAAATCCTGCGTTACCTGTCTCTATTGTAATAAATTCATCAAAAGATTTTCCAAAGCTAGATTTCATTTCTTCGAATAATGAAACCAAAACTTTTTCTTTACTCGTTACCACCCCAAGATCTTTTATATCTTGGGATGATTTTGGTCTATAATTATAAGCCATGAAATGGAATTACCTTTTTATTCAGTTAATACCCACTATTTATAATTTTTACATATAGTGCAAATAAGTTCCTACAATATATTTGTCATTAGAAACTGCTGGTTGGGCCTGGTGTGGGTGTGTCCAGAATGGTGGGAATACGGCAAGTCTGCCTTGAACTGGCTTAATGCTTGTATTATAATCTGGAAATACTGTCTCTCCGCCTTCTTCTACTGTATTCAAGTAAAAGAAACATACCAAGAATCTTCTAGCAGAAGCATAATCACCGACATCTGCGTGATATTTGAAATCATCCTCAGTTCCAGCAAAATACTTCTTCATCCGCACTTCTTCATTATGACATTGTGTAGGGAAAAAAGCAATATTATTATGCTGACGATAACTTTCAACATATTCGGAAACTTTACCCAATAATTCCATTGACAACTCTTCAAATTTTGGATTAGCTGACAACAGGGCAGGGTCAAAGAAGTTTATTTCTGTAAAACTTCTATACTCTGGATGTTCAGTTTTCTTATGATGTTCTTGAGCCTTTTCAAACTCTGCGATAATCTCTTCGCATTTCTCAGCCGATAAAACATTATCCCAAACAGAAATATATGCCATATTTCCATCTGGTGGCTTTACTGCAAAGGTATCTCGGTCCACTTCAAAATTTACAACTTCCTGTTCTGTAGTTGCTGTGTTTGTTTCTTCTGTCATAGTTTAATCTCCACTTTTCCTATCTTTTTACTGGATTTTGTACTAGAGAATGTTTCTCTAAAGTTATTATCTGTTTTTTCTTGTATTAGTTCATCTTGTGCATCTTCTTCTACATCATACAATCTCATTTTAGGTCTGTCAATACCTACAACAAATCTTTTATATTCATTTGGATCATTATACCTATTCTTCAATTGTTTAATTAATATTTGCCCCATTTCTTCTAATTCTTCTGTTGCAATCAAAGCAAACATTAAGTCCGCTGTAGCGGGCAAACCAAAACTTTCTGATGTATCTGTCAAGTCTACATCACTATTGCCATATCCACCTCTGGTCGTTTGAGTTGCAGTCACAATAGGAACATCATTCTCAACAGCAAGACCTCGTAGTTCTTCTGCAATAGATTTTATCAATGTATATGAGTTTGCACCAGCGCCAGGTTTGACACGAGCCGATGAACATATATTTAGGTAATCAATATAGATTACTTTTGGACGAAAATTCTTCTTTAATGACAACTCATTTAACAAATGTCTGAAATGGTTTGCATTGGCAACTGCTGTAGGATATTCTTTAATAATCATCTTTCCAGTAGTTTTCTTTTGTAATTTGTCAATCTTTTTATCAAAGGTATTTCTAGCCATACTAGAAACATCTTGAATAGAAGTATTCAATAAGTTTGCATCAATTCGCTCTGCAATTTTTTCCTCTGACATCTCAGCAGTAATATACAAAACATCATATCCCATTAAGAGATGATTTGCCGCACAGTCACACATAAACAGCGATTTGCCAACACCAGTACCAGCGAGAGCAACATTCAAAGTTTTCTTTGGCAATCCACCCTGAGTAATACGATTTAACATATCCAAATGAAATGGTATCTTTTCTTCTACTTTTTGATAGAATTCAAATCTAGATTCCCAATCGTCAATAAAATCATGCCCAATATTACTATCAAATGAAACTGCGAGAGCTTCACTCAGTATCTTAGGCATATTACCTTTATCTGGGCCATCGTCATTGATAATACTAATAGATTTCATTACTGCATTATATACAGCACGATCCTGACACCATTTTTCTGTAGCATCAAGTTGCCACTGACTATTTCTATGTTCTTCTTTTTGATTATTAAGATAATCTATAAACTCTACAGATTCTTTATAAATGTTTTCTGATACATTAACATCCTCTAAAGATATCATCAGCGAATCTTTAGTCGGAAGTTCATTATACTTTTCAATATGATTTTTCATCAAATCAAATACAGTTTTATTCGATTCGCTCTGAAAGTATTCACGATCTATAAACGGTAATGCTTTACGCACATAAGCATCATCCGCAAATAAACAATTCATAACAACTTGTTCAGTTAATTCCATTTAACCTTTTTGCCTCTTCAATTAATTTTTCTGATTCTTTTTTCAAATGCTCAGCCTGACGCAATAGCGCCTCTCGTTTTCCATCTATGTCTGTACCCTTAAACATAGACATAGTATTTGGTTCTTCGTCGGATGTTCCGTACACTTCTGTCCATTTATCTTTTGGACATCTAATCTGTGCAATCTTTGCCTTTGCGGGCATAAAACAGCCACAAGATTTACATACCTTTATAGATGCCTGAAACTGGTCACAGGAGCGACACGTTGCCATGCGCTCCTGATAGATATAGTTGGATGCAAATATCTTAGACATTATCCAACTCTAAACTTCTTACTGATAAATTCATCAAACTTTTCATCTTCCAAAATCGGTTGCCAAAACTCATTATTATGAGTATCTTTCTCACGAAACTTTTTATCAGCAACCTCACCCGATTCCACATCAACCATCTGATACCAGCCGCCTGACCTTGATATTACACCATAATCCATGGCCATGTCAAGAAGACCTGAGAATTTATCTACACCCTTTTCCCAAGAAACTGAAATCGGTATTTTAGATTTTTCTTTGACAAACCTAGATTTCTCGACATTGATTACAAAATGATATCCTTGTATCTCCGTACCCACCTTATCTTGTTGTCTACCAACAATCCAAATAGTGTCAGCACTATAATACATTCCAGTGCCACCAGAGACTACTTTGGTAGGATATAGCCCCTGAGAATCATATGTATGATTGATGGCAACCATCGGAATATCTTTCATCGTAAGATGTGGAGTAATCATTCTGAATAAGGATTTGAACTGTTTTGCTCTAGTCATATCGGCTGCAGACTTTTGACTCTCTGCATCATCCACTTCTTTCTTGGATGCTAAGTTACCGACAGAATCTACCATGATAAACACTTTATCATCAGTTTCGATTTCTTTTAACTGAGCAACCATATCAAATTTTAGTTCTTCCAAATCAGTGACAGGAACGTGGACAATTCTTGTTGTGTCAATATCAAACACATCAAAATATCCCTGTGGAGTACCAAATTCCGAATCGTAAAATAAGACAACACCTTCTGGATTTTTATCCATGAAAGCTTTCATCATAATTAGTCCGAAAGCAGTTTTAAAATGTTTAGATGGGCCGGCAATCATTGTCAATCCTGATGTATATCCACCATTCAAAGAACCAGAAAATGCGACATTCATCGCCGGAATATTAGTCGGGGTGCTGTCTTTTTCATGTAGGTATTTTGATTCTGATAACACATTAACTCTCCCATCTTTAAATGAAGAGTTTTTTCTAAGTTTGCTCATTAATCCTTTTGACATCGTTTTCTCCTAAAAAAAGTCATCTATCGAAACACGGTCTTCTGTTGTCCAACCAATTGCATCAGTGATGGTGGTGATTGGATCTAAGAAGGCCTTTTCGAATTGTTTGTTATAATCTATAAATCTTAGCAAATCAAATTCTTCTGGTAGAACATTTTGAATTGCAATTGTATTGTTTCCAATTGGATTGGGTTCTTTTAGATAGGCGAACTTAATCTTTTCGCCCTCTTTGATAACTGGATAAGTCATATCCAATTTATGTTTCTTGACTAGCTGATTGTAGTGCATTACTCCCTTTACGTGGATTGGGGTTCCTTTCGTGAATAAGTCTTTAGAATCATGATACTTCTTCAAACCATTCACACTTCGTGGAAATGATATCTCATCTATCGCAAGTTGTTTGAATTCTTTTCTAAAACTTTCAATATATCTTATCAACTCTTTATTGTCGCCTTTCATAATAACTTTGAAAGATTCTCTGAGTTTATCTCTACATGCTGCGGGCGTAGAAGATCGAACTGCTTCAATGCCCATAATTTTGAGTTCTGGAGTTTTATATCGAACACCTTCATTATCATGGACATTTAAAATATATCTCTTCTTTGCAGTCCACAAACCTTTTGATGCGATGACTTCTCTAGCCATTACCATCTTCTGGTCATATGAATTCATATACGAAGCAAGATCTTGATAAGCCTTATCAATAAAAGGTTCAAGTTTGTCTTGAGCAACTCTATCCAAAAAAGATACAATTGTGTCCGTCGATACACCACCCTCACTCTCTGGTCTCGAAATTTTTTCTCCAAACACCTTGTGTACCAAGTCACCAAAAACAACGTATATCGAATCCGTATCGCTCGCAATAACATACTCTTTCTCATCCTCATTCCCTAAAATTTTGTTAATATATTCATTGACTCGTTTTTCAATCCAACGAATAGAAAGTTGTCCAGACAGTGTAATAGATTCTGCCTGTCTAATATCAAAGTATCTAAAGTACTGATTTCCTAATGCACCATAAGCAGAGTTCAACAGAATCTTTGCAGCCATTTGTTTATTATGTAACTGGGCAATCTTTTTATCCAATTCTATGGGATCGCCATCTCCATCAATCTTGCGCTGTTTACATTTTAGCATTTCTTTTTTAGAAATTACACGTTCATCATACATATTTTGCATCAACTTGGGCAAAAACCCTCGTTTAGCATTATCATATAACACTCCATTTGGAGTTAAAGAATAACCATGTTGCTGACAAGCTTCAGTATCAGTTTTTTTCTCTAGAAGTTTTTCCACACTAGTATCTACTCTATCAGTTTCTATAAGTGTTTCTGGACTGATATTGTACTGCATAATTAAATGCGGATACAGACTGTTTAAATCAAAAGACATCACCCAATCGTGCATACCGACAATAGGATCTTTTACATATGCACCAGCATATGCTTCTGTTTTTGTACTAAAAGTTTTCGGGGGAATTACAATATTATCTTTTCTCAGTAAATTGAAAGCGATAGAATCCCATGTTTTAATTGGAGAAAATACTTCATCATAATTAACCTTCGCCTGATATGCAATTGTTACTAACAACTCCAAAAGCTTCAATTTATCTTCAAGCCTATCAACTAATTCAACATCAATAATATTATAGTCAATATATTTCTGATAGTCGTGTTTATAAAACAAATGCATAGCAGAAAACTCAGAGTGATCTAGTTTTCTTTGTCCTAATTCTATAAATGCAATATGATCTAATCGATAACTCTCTCTTGTTACATATGTAAACTTTTTATACAAGTCAAGATAATCGATAATGTTCAATCCAAGAAGTTGAATTTGTTCTACTAGTTGGCCGCGGATATTTTTCTGTATCTTTTTAACCGAGCGCCATGGAGACAGTCTCTTCATCTGCTCCTCGCCCAGTATCTTGGTGATTCTATTCACTAGATAGAGGATATCAAAAGAGTTCACATTCCAACCTGTGACGATATCAATATCCGCGGCCTCCCACAAATTCAAAAAAGAACGCAATAGTTCCATTTCGCTTGTGCATTTGTAGTATTTAATATCAAGATGCTGTACTTCTGGCGTTATATCTTCCCAATCACCCAATCCCAAAACTGTATACAGTCCATTAGATTTCAAAGTGATTGCGTTAACACGTTCTGCAGCTGCAGCAGGTTCTGGAAATCCCTGCTCACACTCAACTTCAATATCCAAAGTTACAGTGTTGATCTGTTCAACATCATATTCCAAGTCCTGATATGTATCAGATATAAATGGGTATATAAAAGGAGACATTCCATATAATGGAGTCAATCCTTCGGTTTCCCTTATCTTATTTCGGGCTTCTCCGATTGTTGGAAATGTAACTTTCTTTAGATTTTTACCATCTAAAGATTTAAACTTAGTGTTTTTTTCTTTAGTTTCGTGGAATAGGGATGGTTTGTAATCTAGTCTAAGTTTTTTTCGCTCGCCATTGTGAACTTCTCTGACTAGAATCTTGTTTCCAATGTTTTGAACATTCGTATAAAAACGCATAATACCTCATTATATAATTGTTTGATAATCTTAACATATCTTTTGCGATATGTCAAGATTTTTTATCAAATTTTAACGAACCCATGATTTCCGCTTGGCGCAGAAGTCTGGAGTGTTGGTTTACTTGGTGGCATCACTAAACCGCTACCAAATACTTTATTATATTCGTTAATTAATTCATTTACTGGGTCTGTAATAAATCCAATATAAGATTTTTCAACGGTAATGCCATCTGACGATTTTGTATATGGCATAAAGGGGGCCAACCCAACCCTAGCAGTAGCAGAGGTTGTGTCGGCATATGATGTTACAATCTGACAAACATTTTTGATGAAGACTTTATTATCTTCTTTTTCTTCGACTTCGCCCATCAGTTCTTCGCCAGAAATAAGTCTAAGAACTTTAGCTGGCATCAGAAGCTTCTTCTGGTGGCGCTTCTGTTGGTGCTGGTGCTGGTTGTTGAATATTTGCAAAATAAGAAATAACTGTTTTTAGTTTTCCTTCTGCGTGTTCTAGATTTCCGACTAATCGATCCATTTCATCAACCACATCTCCATGTTCTCCAACACCTACTCCATTTTCAAAATATACTTGAAGATTGGCAATCGCCTCATCTCGCTGATATTCATATTTACGGATTAAAGCTCTCAATTTTAAACTTTGTGAATAATCTAATTTCATTTTATAACTCCTATGTTATCCTTGATAATCTTTTGCTTGTTCCATTTTCGCACCTTCACGAATCCACTTCTTTTCATTTTTAATATGATTTCTGATTTGTTGTTGAAGATGCCGAGAATACTCAGTATCACCCAACCATTTTATAACTCTTCTTTCAAACCATTTCCATTCCATATTAAGAATTTTTTGAACTACATGTGGACTTTTTGTTACAATTTCCTTATTGTTAAGGATTTCTTGCATCAATCCATCATGTGGAAGGCCTGGAGAAAATTCTATATCGGTTCCCGATCCTGTTGTTTTATATAAAACATTATTATCGTCAACATGCATTTCATATTCTTCTGACATATTAAGAACCTTTTACAATCCAATCTTTTTCGTCTTGGATTTCGCCGCGGCGGGCTTTACACAA